ATATTTATATGTATACTACAACGGGGTGCGACAAACATATAATACTGGTTACGGTGGACCTGCTAATTATGGAAGTAGTAATGCTGTTACTATAGGTAGATTTCCAAATAATAATTTTCAATATTTCCCTGGTAAACTAGCTGACATAAGAATTACTAGTGGCATAGCAGTATACACCGGTAACTTTACAGTTCCCACTAGTGTGTTAACAGTTACACAACCAGCTGGTACTAATATTGCTGCTATCCCAACTACTGCAAGTGTAGTATTACTAATGGGTATGTTAAGTAGTGGCACAGCATTTAATGATAGTAGTTCATACAACACAACGATTACTAATGTTGGTTCAACATTTACTACTAGTGGTCCAGGATTGATTGGTGGCATTGGTGGCGGTATTGTACTTGAATCAATAAGTGCTAATGGTACTACATATGATTGGCAATTTGGTACAGACGGCGGAACAATTTTCCCAACATTAACAGTTCAGCGCGGTGATGATCCTAGTGAAACAATCACTGGTCAAACATTATTGTTTGGTGATAATACACAAGAAGCAATTATTTCAACACCAGATGGCACTTCAGGTATTAATAGCAGTCAACGCTTAGTAATCAATCCCGGTGAAGGCTTTGCCGGAGGTGAAGGCGGTGACATTTATCTATGGGCAGGGCGCGGTGGCCCAACTAACGGTTCAGGTGGTGATATCAAGATTCGCGGTGGCCAAGGTATGGCTGACGGTACTGGTGGCTACATTCGTATAGAAGGTGGCGACACCCAAGCAAACGGATATCCAGGATACATAGATATCACTGGTGGTCAAGGTGGCAACTCAGAAGGCGGATACGTACATCTTACTGGTGGTCAAGGTGCTACTGCTGGCGGACCAGCAGTTATAACAGGCGGATACGGAAGTAATGTCGGTGGTGATGCAAACATTGTTGGTGGTTACGGTGGTACTAATCAAGGCGGCAATATCAATATCACGGCTGGTGGTTCAGCATTAGGTTTAGCAGGATACGGCAATGTCAACATTAGTGCAGGCGCATCAAATTGGACATTTGATAACACTGGTAACTTAGTACTACCATCAGGTGGTTCTATCTACAGTCAATCATCTACACCAAGTGGTTCACCGGGTAATACTATTACTCTTCAACCAGCCGGTTCAGGAGTTACTACTAATCAGAAGTTATTGGTATATCCAACAGCGGCTGACGGTGACCACATTCATATGACTAGTGGCAACTTGTATGCAACTGAGTTATTCTTAGGTAGTGATAATTTATATGTTAAGTTATCAAATACAGGCAATGTCGTTATTAACAGTAATGATGGTAATAGTAATACTGCTATGTGGACATTTGATACTATCGGTAATCTAACATTACCAGGCAATACTTTTGCAGTCAACTATGCTAACGGTACACAAGTACCATTGGGTAACGGTAATGTTACTTGGTCACAGATAGACGATAAATCTGGTAACAGTGGACCTACTATAATAACCCTAGGTCAGAATGCAGGATTTGACGGTCAAGGCAATGCCGCAATAGCAATTGGTAAAAATGCTGGTCAAGGTGGTCAAGGTGCGTCATCAATAACAATCGGAGAAGATGCTGGTGGTAACACTACTCAGGGCGCCAATTCAGTAGCAATTGGTAGATCGGCTGGTTTTGATGCACAGGGTATAGGTGCTGTTGCTATTGGATCTGGTGCAGGATCGAATAGTCAAGGTAATCAAAGTGTTGCAATTGGAGAAAATGCAGGTGTAATCCAAGGATCAACAGCAGTAGCAATTGGACAAAATGCTGGTGGCGGTGTTGCTTTACAAGGTGATGACGCTGTGGCTATTGGTCACGGTGCCGGCTCAAATGCCCAAGGCACACAATCAGTTGCTATTGGATTATATGCTGGCCAGATTACGCAAGGTACTAAAGCAGTAGCGATTGGTGATAATGCTGGTAACACTAATCAAGGTAACTCAGCAGTGGCTATTGGCGAAAATGCTGGTTATAACGCACAAGGTATCTCGGCGGTAGCCGTTGGTGATGGGGCTGGACAAAACACACAGGGTCAATATGCGGTGGCTGTAGGTTATGGTGCCGGTAACTCTAATCAAGCCAACAACTCAATCATATTGAATGCTACAGGTTCAATACTAGATCAAACCACAGCAAATACATTCACTGTATCACCAGTTCGTAATGATACTTCAAATATTGCTGAAGTTATGTTCTACAATGCCACTAGCAAAGAAGTTACTTATGGTAACACAATAAGTGTTGCTGGTAATGTTACTGGTGCTTATATTTTAGGTAACGGTAGTGGATTAACTAGTTTACCGGCTCCTACAGTAGCACAAGATATCACCTCTAACGGTGCTATGAGTATAATGACATATGATGGTAATCTAAAATATGTAAACTATGCTACTGTTGAACCAAGTAGTGGTAATATTGCAGGTAATAATATTAGTGCTAGTGGCAATGTATCAGCTAACAGTGTCATCATCAACGGTCAAACAGTAGAATTAACTGGTGCTGTTAATCCTGACTACATCAATATGACAACATCTGCGGCAGTGAATGTGGCCGCAAGTGGAACAGACCTTACTTGGGATGTGAACAACGGTAGTTCGGGTATAACATATAGCGCAGGCAAATTTTCTCTTAGCACAGGCAAAACATATCACATTTTGGCTGAAATAGCAATGCAAAATTTCAGTGCTAACGGATATCTATTAGTAGAACTAGTTGATGGTACTACAAATGCACGAATTGGTTCTCAGACATTATCAATACCTTATAATACAGGATTCAATGAAGCTAATAATCCTACCCTTGATGTAGTACACACACCTGTGGCAAATCAAGATGTTAAATTAAGAGTCACTGGTGGTACGGGTGGATTAACTGCTCAATTGAGAAGCAGTGGATTTACTAGAATGAGTATTGTTCAAATAAATCCTACTGCAAGTTTAAGTGCGGTGTCAACTATAAATGCTTCCGGTAATGTCAGTGTCGGTGGCAACTTGACGATAACTGGTGGCATACGCAAGAGTGCAAGAGTGCTTACTACAACCACTACATTGACAGTGGCAGATGCTGGTGGCTTTATTGAGTTTTCGCCAGGCGGCACATATACAATTACACTACCTAATCCTACACTCGCTGCTAATTCAGGTATTGGTTATAGATTCTGGCAGAACACCACAGATAATATTACTCTAAGCACTCCGGCTGGAGCTTTCTATGGCCCGAGTGGTAGTACCACAAGCACAGTAGTTCTAGCACAGGCTACTACGCAATATTGGGATGTCTGGTGTGATGGTTACAACTGGGCAGTATTTGGAATTAAAATAGCGTAATTACCTAATTATATAATTGGGTAGTTATCCACATAAATAAAGTTATGAATAAAACAGGTCAAGCATCTCTAGTAAAAGATCCTTATACTAAAACAAAATTTAAGAACGATAAGGAATTACAGGACTTTATAAAGTGTTGCGACCCTGACACAGGTTATCTATACTTCATGGATAACTTCTTTATGATACAACACCCTACTAAGGGAAGTATGGTGTATCATCCCTATGACTATCAGAAACGATTAATTAACACATATCATAACTATCGCTACAGTATCAGTTTAATGCCTCGACAATCAGGCAAATCAACTAGTGCAGCTGGGTACTTACTTTGGTATGCTATGTTTGTACCAGACAGTACTATTCTTATAGCAGCACACAAATACACAGGCGCACAAGAAATTATGCAGCGTGTTCGTTATGCATATGAAAACTGCCCAGACTATATCAAAGCAGGTGTAACAACTTATAACAAAGGCTCATTAGACTTTGAAAATGGTAGTCGTATTGTTTCTGCAACTACTACTGAAAATACAGGTCGTGGTATGTCTATTACATTGTTATACCTAGACGAGTTTGCGTTCGTTAGACCAAGTATCGCTAAAGAATTCTGGACAGCCATTACACCAACATTAAGTACTGGTGGTAAAGCAATTATCACAAGTACCCCAAATAGTGATGAGGATCAATTTGCTTTCATCTGGAAAGGTGCTAACAAAACTGAAGATGAATTTGGTAACACAACAGAACTAGGTATCAACGGATTCAAAGCATATAGAGCAGACTGGCAAGAACAACCTGGCAGAGACCAAAAGTGGGCTGATGAAATGAAAGCACAATTAGGTGAAGATAGATTCCGTCGTGAAATTGGTTGTGAATTCATTATTGCAGATGAAACACTTATTAATCCAAACACATTGCTTGATTTACAGGGTATAGAACCAGTAAGTAGAATGGGGCAAGTTCGTTGGTATCAGAAACCAGTCAAAGGCAATATCTATACAGTAGCATTAGACCCTAGTATTGGCACAGGCAATGACCCAGCTGCTATACAAATATATGAGGCAAATACAGTTACACAAGTTGTGAATGGAAGCACAATAAAACTGATATCCCAACACAGATTAAACTAATGGCTCAGATAAACAAGTATATTGTTGAATGTACAAATGAACCAAACAATGTCTATTATAGTGTAGAGAACAATAGTATTGGCGAAGCAGCATTGGTATCATTAAACGAATATGGAGAGAATAATATTCCAGGAATTTTTATCAGTGAACCTGGAAAGAAGCGTAAAGGTTTCAATACAACAAATAAGAGCAAATTAACTGCTTGCGCTAAGTTTAAGACATTGCTTGAAAGCAAGAAACTAACCGTAAATAGTCGTAGTCTTATCAGCGAATTAAAAGCGTTTGTAGCACATGCGGGTAGTTATGCTGCTAAAGTTGGGGATACGGACGACTTGATTATGGCCAGCTTATTATCTGTCAGAATGATACAGGAATTAGGTTCATATCACTTTGAATTAGACAGTTATGTTAAGGACCACGAGGAATTCATTGCTCCACTACCATTCTTTGCCGTACTAAGTTGAGATTAAGATAAATACAATTATGCCAACTAATACAGAAACCCTCAACCGTCAACTTTATCAATTGTTGTCCAAATATAAACCAAAACCGTTAGACGCAACAGGTAAAGCTACTCCAGTTCCAGATGAAGCAGACATTTTCAAGTTTGAATTTACTAAAGACGGGGAAGAATACGGAACCGTCTTTGTTACATTAGATGATGATAGAGTATTAACTGTATATTTCGGTGATGATGTATCTAATAGTCCTGGTGATAAAACCCCGGGATTAGATTATGATGATTCTTGGAGCGGATTTTTACATCAATTAAGTTCTTTTAGAATGACTAGAGGACTTAAAGGATTTAATACAAAGAACAAAGACCATGTTAATGACGATATGGCAAGAAGGAAACATATGAGAGACAAAGACAAAATAGCAGAGGGTTACTACCCAATGGGCAGAAAAGCAAGTTATAGCGATGCTATACCTACAGTCAAGATTGTCATTGAACACAGCCGTGTCATTGAAGAAGGTGAACAACGCTATCGTAACATCAATAGGATATTCCTAGAGAATCAAGAAGGCGAACGCTATCTACTTGATACTAAGAAGCCAGGTATCGCCCGTGTATATGCTAGACATATCGCTGAAGGTGGCAAAGTCAATGATGATCGTTGGAACCATGTTCATAGCCTATGTGAAGAATATAGCAAGATGGCTGGATTCGTTCGTGCTACACGTAATGGTCAATTCAATGAATCAGCACAATCATTAGTCAATGAAGGTATCGCACACTATCAAAGTCTACGCGAATCATTGAGCCGCATGACTGGTAAGCGTCGATACAATGCTTACTTTGAAAGCTGGACTCCTGCATTGATGGAAACTGAAGGTGATGAATCTAATCTAAATGAATTGTTTGTACAAGAAACATTAGATCCACGTATTGAAAGTGTAATGCCTATATTGAATAGAATACATAAAAAAGTTTCTGAATCAGTGGTTGATAAAGAGATGAACAAGCTAGCAGAGTGGGCTGACAGTTTGGTCGAAGAAGAAAGCCTTACAAGCAATAACCCAGTTGGCATTCCTGAAAGTTTAGACCAGTATAGTCCGGTTACACAAGCTATAACAAGACGCATACTAATGCAACACCCAGATTTATTGCAGAAATATGGCCCTGAAAAAGTAGGAGATGCTATTGATAGCGTTGCTGAATATGTAGGTGATGTTGAAGAAATTGGCGGTAGTGATGTTAGTGGTTGGGTCAAGCAAGTTACACAATCATTGAATGGTATCGCTGAAGGTAAAGGAGATTTTGGTAAAGCAATTGAAAATTTACACGGCTGGTATGAAGTTGACCCAGATGAACCTAATACAAGACAATTTGATTTTGATGATGATGAAGATGGATATGATGCTAGCGGTACCGTTATACAAGATTTAAAAACTGGTAAAATTAAAGTAGACTTTAATGTTAATAACGGTTATTACGGTACTGATGATATTCATTCGACCTTTGATTCTATAGGTGATGCTATGAATGCCCTTGGAAATATAACAACTCAAAGAAGATACAACTCAGGTAAGAAACCTAACTATGATACACTTGCTTTAAAAAAATCAGCTGGACCAGATGATGTGTACAAAACAGATAAAGCAGGCAAAAAAGGAACTCTAACTAAAGGCCGCATGGGTGACATGAAAGCAAGTAGTCAATATACAATGCGTGGCGGACCAAAAGGTGTATTGCCAGAAGAAGAAGTTGAAGAAAGTGCATTGCAAGCATACTTAGGTAATAAGAAGTACGGTGAAAAAGGTATGGACGCATTACGCAAAGCAGGTCGTGAACATGCTGGTAAAGAAAAAATGCAAAACATTCGTGCTAAATTTAGTCACAAAGAAGAAGGTGTATCTGAAGAAGTAGACATGGGTCAATATGATGCACGTAAGTCTACTAAAGGCGAGACTAGCAAAGAACAAGAGAAAAGCTTCCGCGAAAAAGTACAGAAGTATGGCAAAGAGTTAGAACAACGTCAAAAAGAAAAAGAAGTAGATGAAGGTCTTGATGCTAATCAAAAGCGTGTAGGTCAATTAGGACCTACAGAAAAAGTAGGCCCAAAAGGTGCAGTAGGTAAACTAGTCGGTGCTAATGAAAGTCAACTAGATGAAATTTCACAAGAATTAGCAGTAAAAACTTTAGGTAAACGCAGAGCGCATGGTATGGATGGATGGGGAGATGACGAGGCACACCGCAAAGCAGATGCAACCGAAAAGAGAGTAGAAAAAAAGTTTGGCAAAGATGCAGTTGCTGCTGCTGATAAGATTACTGATAAAGAATTATACGGCGACCGTAAAATGAAAGAAAACTTCATCAACATGGATGCTCAAGCAGTTACAACTGAAGATGAAATGGATGAAGGTACTCATACACAATATGATAGAGATTTGAATCCAAATGATTATGAGCGTTCCAACACAGACTGGAGCAGAGATCCTATCGAGGCTGGCTCAGATAGAATACATCAGAAAATCTCAAGTATACTAAAGAGATTAGAAAAACCAAAATCACCACAACATGACAAGCGTGATACTGATATTGGTAGCGTATTAGAAGAAATGGACAAGAGCCAACCAAGCGCGTATACAGGTCGTGATACTGATCCGCGTCCTGGTCCTGATAAAGAAGCAAAGCCAATATCAAAAGAAAAAATGGTCAAACACGCGCTAGATACGCTTACCAAATCAATGGCTAAAAAAGATGACAAGAAAGATGTAAAAGAAGGTCAAGATGACTTAGACCGTATCTTACAGATTATGAATCACAGAAGATAAGGGTAAATTACTTATCAAAAACCTCACTTAAAAGGTGAGGTTTGCCATAACAAAGATAAATACTATTGACAGGTTGAGAAAGTATGCTATACTTACTCATCGTGTTAGTTACTTCATGGTGAAGTAGCGAATTTAAAAACGAGACCATCTCAAATTTATAAGGAATATTTATATGGCATCATTAGCAGATATCCGCGCACGTATCGCAGCGCAAGACAATAAGTCAAACAACAAGGGTTCTACAACCCAATCAGATAATTCTATCTACCCCCACTGGAACATGGACGAAGGCACTACTGCTAGTATTCGTTTCTTGCCCGATGGTGATTCCAAGAACGAATTTTTCTGGGTAGAAAAACAAATCATCAAACTTCCATTCAATGGAGTTAAAGGTGACAGTGGAGCAAAACAATTAGTTGTACAAGTTCCATGCGTAGAAATGTATAACGATGGTTCTACATGCCCTATCTTGGCTGAGGTTCGTCCTTGGTACAAAGATGAGACATTGAAAGAAATGGCTAACAAGTATTGGAAAAAGCGTAGTTACATTTTTCAAGGCTTTGTGCGTCAAAACCCATTGGGTGATGACAAGACTCCTGCGAATCCAATTCGTAGATTCGTTATCAGCCCGCAAATCATCCCAATCGTTAAGAGTGGATTACTTGATCCTGAAATCATGGAATTGCCAACTGACTATATTCGCGGTCTTGACTTCAATATTAAGAAGTCTAGTAAGGGTGGATATGCAGATTACAGTACAAGTAACTGGGCACGTAGAGAAACAGCATTGACTGAGGCTGAACAAGCAGCAATTGAAGCACATGGATTGTTTAATCTTAGTGACTTCTTGCCTAAGAAGCCAGGTGAAGCTGAACTACGCATTATGAAAGAAATGTTTGAGGCATCAGTAGATGGTCAACCTTACGACAACGAACGTTGGGGTAACTACTTTCGCCCATGGGGCTTAGATGCTCCAGCAGGTTCAGTAACTGAATCAGCATTGCCAGTTCGTACTGCACCAGTAGCAACTAATACTCCCGCATGGGAAGATGATGTTGCGGCAGCAGAAGCATCTTTCACTAGTGCTCCAGTAGTTGTTCCAGCAGCAAATACATCAAGTGACAAAGCACAAGATATTTTGGCGATGATTCGTAGTCGCCAAAAGGCTGCTTAAATCTATATAGGGGCTACGGCCCCTATCTTAGGAGAACACTATGACATTACCAGACGAAAGATACCGTGCCATGAAGCAAGGTAAAAAATTATTAGAGGAATTGTGTGATCCTGGTCGTACTCCACGAGTACCTAGTTTAATCAGAGATCGTGCAAGAGCCGCACTAAGACACTATCCACAAGATTGGGAAATTGATTCAATGGCTGAAAAATGTCCCGATATACTTGATAAATTATCATTTAATGATAAACTGTACTTAACAGGTACAAACAACAGATAACAAAGAAAGAGAGATTATCAATGGCAAAACCATTTGATGTAAGCAAGTTCCGTAGAGAGATTACAAAAAGTATTGAGGGACTTAGCATAGGATACAATGATCCAACCGATTGGATCTCTACAGGAAATTATGGACTCAATTATCTCATTAGCGGTGATTTTAACAAAGGTGTACCTCTTGGTAAAGTTACTGTCTTTGCCGGAGAGTCTGGATCAGGAAAAAGTTTCATCTGCTCCGGAAACCTCGTCAGACACGCACAACAACAAGGAATCTATGTTGTCTTAATTGACAGCGAAAATGCCTTAGATGAAAAATGGCTACACGCATTAGGTGTAGATACAAGCGAAACTAAATTGCTTAAACTCAACATGGCTATGATTGATGATGTAGGTAAAACTATATCAGAATTTATGAAGTCATATAAAGCAATGTCAGAAGATGACAAACCAAAAGTATTATTTGTCATTGACAGTCTTGGTATGCTATTGACTCCAACTGACGTTAATCAGTTTGAAGCAGGTGATATGAAAGGTGACATGGGTCGCAAGCCCAAAGCACTAACAGCACTTGTTCGTAACTGTGTCAATATGTTTGGTAGTCTCAATGTAGGATTAGTTGCTACTAATCACACATACGCAAGTCAAGATATGTTTGATCCAGATGATAAAATCAGTGGTGGTCAAGGTTCTGTTTACGCAAGTTCAATTGTTGTTGCTATGAAAAAACTCAAACTTAAAGAGGATGAGGATGGTAACAAGGTTGCTGAAGTGAATGGTATCCGTGCTGCTTGTAAGATTATGAAAACTCGCTATGCGAAACCTTTTGAGAGCATCCAAGTCAAGATTCCATACGAGACAGGCATGAGTCCATACAGTGGCTTAACTGATATGCTTGAGAAGTCCGGTGCTTTGAAGAAAGAAGGCAACAGTTTAGTTTACACTACCGAAGATGGCGAGATTCTCAAAGCGTTTCGCAAAGGTTGGGAAGCTAACAAAGACGGCATACTAGATAAAGTAATGCTTGAATATACAGGAAAAACTAAAAGTGTGATAAGTAATGTAACATCTAAGGAGGAAGTTACAGAATGAGTTTAGATATAATCGCTGAAGTTTGGGATGCATTGCGTGAACATATTGATTTAAGTGAGCGTGATGATGCGGCAGATACTCTTGTTAATTTTTTAATTGATAACAATTATGAGATTGAAGATATCAAAGATGCCTTCAAGGACAAAGATATCACTAAAGCATTGAAGGGTTATGCAGACGAGCATTTTCCAGAGGAAGATGAAGATTTTGAAGAAGATGACTTAGACGAATGGGATTAAATGTCAAATTGGTACACAAGGATAACAGTCAATCTGGCTGTGATACCTGATTTTATTCAACACTTTGAAACTGAATTAGATAATGCTAAGAAAGAGGTAAAGATATACGGCAATGTTGAAAAGAACATTGCCGCTTTACCCGGCATTACCGAACATAGATTCAATCAGTTACAAGAAGTGGAAGCGGTACTTAACTACTTGAATATTCAGTTACGGAAAATTCGCCGAACACATTTTCAAAAATATTTAGAAGCATATAATAGAGCATTGACAAGCCGTGATGCTGACAAGTATGTTGAGGGTGAAGATGAAGTTATTGAATATGAAATATTGATTAACGAAGTAGCATTATTAAGGAATCGTTGGCTTGGTATAATCAAAGCATTTGAATCAAAAAATTTCATGCTAGGTCACATTGTACGTTTAAGAGCGGCCGGCATGGAAGATATATCAATATCGTAATATTTTGATAAAAAGGAAAAACTTGGGAAGAAATATTTGGGGAAGAAGAAGCAACCCGCAGGCGTAATAGGGCAAAAAAATATTGACATTCTTTATTTTCTATAGTAAAATAACTCATATTAACATGGAATATACAATTGGCTAATTCAAGCATAAACATACTACAGAAACAACTTGCAGTACAGAAACAACTTGCAATATATGGTAATGCTATCACTAAAGGTAGCATCGGGGCTACTACACAAAACCCCTCACCACTCAATATTCATACTCTTGCAGGATTGAATGGTACTACATCTTGGGATGACTTGTATCAAGATAGTTCGTATGTAAAAAAATATGAAGTGTATGAGACTACAGAAGATGTATTAGCATTGAGTGTTACTTGGCATAGATTGCGAACACTGCTCAGTCACAAAATTGATATTTTAGCTAATCCCAATGATAGACCGACTAAACTTACTGATAGTATCTTGTTCAGAGAAATGATTCAGGAAGATAGAGATAAGGCTAATGTCATCCGTGATTATTACAGCAAGAAACTCGTGGTGTTGACCTTGCGTGAACAAAGGTTAACTAAATTTAGAAAAGATTTAAGTACATTTATCCACGGTGATAGTAAAGTAGTCAGAGAAGAATTGATGCCGATAATTTATCGTCTACCTGAATTCTATGAATATGATATTGAATTTGATGAAATGGTTAGAGAATTGAATACAAGGTTTGAATTCCCCGTACACACTACAGCCTGGTCAGGTACAAAAACTTTAAAGCCTATTAAAAAGTTTGTTGTTAAACATAAAACAAATAAATTTTCAGAATACTGGTTGAAAGATGATGACAACAAACTTTGCAAAATTGAAATTCCACTTGACAACAAATTGAATCATCTTTGGGAACACTTTTTTGAGCAAGATTCTGTTCCCCTAGAAGGGCTTTATAAGCATATGGAACGGGACGGAATTAGTTATTTTCATCTAAAAAACTGGGAAATAGACTTTACCAAAACTTGACATTAAATGGTTTTGGGTATATAATGCTCTTATAGACAGTTAACTAAAGGAGCTTTTTATGACTGCAACCGTGTATGATCTACTGACCGAGAAACAAAAGCGTGAAGTCCGCATGTATGGCGTGACCGAAGCAGGTATGCGTGAGTCTGTGGAATCTAGTTTCACTTTCAAATTCTCCGGTCCTGCTATGATGGCTGCTAGCCTGATGAGTGACGCCCAAGAAATGGTCAGCACCGAGTACGGTGAAGTTGACTTCATGCGGGCCGAAGATGCCCGTCAATGTCTCAATCGTGCCAAGTGGATCCTGTTTGAATATGTTATGAAAAAGGATTGACATTAAATGGCTTTTTTGGTAAAAGCAAGCGTGTACTACGGCAGGAAAACCCCCGGGTGGGTAGCCGTAGTACACGGATATCCATGGCACTTTTTCGGTCCTACAGGAAAAAAAGATGCTGAATCTGCGGTAAATAAGGTTACCCAAACTTGACATTAAATGGTTTTGGGTATATAATGTACTCTTAGATTGATTAAAGGAGAACATTATGTCTGAAAAAATAGAACCAATTGTGATGCCAGTGTGCCCATACTGCAAGACTGAAATGCGTCCGGAGTATTTCGTGGGATACTACGAATCATTCTCTGACTGGGTATGTGAATGTGAAGAAATCCCCGGCGCTAAAGAAGTGCGTGGATCGTTTGCGTAAGGAGTAGAAAATGACTACTGTAGCAAAGATGACAGACGGCAGCATGGTCGAAGTAGTCCGTGTTGCAGAAACAGTTGGCTTCAGCCCTGAGAAGGGTTGGGTCATGGTCTGCATGGATTTTGAGAAGATAAGCCGCAAGCGGGAACACTTCAAGTGGGTCCCTTCTACTACCCGTTTTGAGTGGGTCAGGGAATTTGTTTTCGGTTGACATTAAATGGTTTTGGGTCTATAATAGAGGCTTAGATTGATTAAAGGAACAAATATGTCTGAATTCACTACTTGGGAACAAATGTCTGACTTGGAACAAGCCCAGTGCATCTACTGGGATATGTACAAGGACGCACATGGTGTTCGCCCTCGTGGTATCGACACCAGCACTTGGACGCTGCAAGACTTCCAACTGGAGTTTGCAAGTTTGGAAGCTGTGATCGTGCGTGAGGAAGCCCAGCGTAAGGTTGCTGAGAAGGAAGCTGTGGATAAGTTTGAGCAGCATGTCACCAACACTATCTGCATGGGCGCGCGTGACCGTGAGACTGCATTGCGCTGGATCATGGACGCTAGCAACGCTAATGGCGACTGGGAATATCTGTGCTATGATCTGGGCTTGCCCTATCAATATTTTCGGAAGGTGGCATAATGTATAGAATTGGCGATTTGATTTTCCGTACGCTGGAAGCACTTTGCATCTATGTTGCAGAACATAGAGGTGAAGATTTTACAATTGAATGGATCACCGAGTATACACTTCGTGACCCGATGGAGCAATAAAATGGTACGCAGTTTTAATTTTGATGTAGTACGGCGTGAAACCGCTAGTGGACATACACGGATAACTGAAGGCGCTTATTGGTACAACGAGGCACAAAAAATGGCTCGGAAGGGTACTGCTAAGTTGGCAATGAACAATAAGAGTTTTGCTGGTTATGGTGGATCCACTGACGTTGGTTATACACGGTATAATTATACTGTGACTGAGGTCCTTGGTTGACATTAAATGGTTTTGGGTATATAATAGAGTCTTATTCAGTTGAAAGGTCTCTATGAAATTCAAAGCAAATGCAATCAGTACTTTGTATTTTAAAGTGTCTGTCAAAAAGCGGCCCTACAGCAACGAAGAAATTTGTTTGCTGATTGCTGCTAGTGACTACACTAAGCTAAACGCAAAAGATAAAGTAATGCTAGGCAAAACTCTTTACTTTAGAGAATTGCCGCTCAATACTGAACAGTCTATAATTGATTGGCATGTTGAAAATATCACAAAAGTGAATAACTATTCAGTTTCTCAAGTATTGTAAAGGACCTCAAAATGACTAAAAAAATCTCTATCAAAGTGTTCGCAGACCCGGGTCATGCATGGGCCCGCTTCCCCAAAGCAAAGTTGGTAGCACTTGGTATCGCTGATAAGATTAGTACTTACAGCTACCAGAACGGTACCAATGCTTTCTTGGAAGAAGACTGCGACCTGTCAGTACTGATCAATGCACTACGTCAGCGTGGTTATGAGATTAAATTCAACGAAAGCCATGCTAATAAACAAAGCAAAATCCGTAATTATTCTACTTACCGGGCTTAATATATGAAAATGAGAAAACACAAGGTAAACAAAGTCCGATGCAGCCGCCAAACCTGGGTAGATAGCGGTGCGTGGGCCTACTATGACCGCCGCTTTAGTCGGAGCATCCTCAAGGTTCGGGCCGAGCGTGAAGCCTATATGAATGCCTGGCGTGAGTCTCAAATTCCAACTGAAGTTGTTCTACCGGCTTGACATTAAATGGTTTTGGGTATATAATACATACTTAGACAGTTAATTAAAGGACTTAGAAAATGACAAATTTCGCAATGTTTACAGACGCTGGTAATGATGCAGTTGGATCCATAGTAAAGTTGGCAATCAGTCAAAACTTGAGTTGGTCTGTTGTTCGAGGATTGCTCAAGGCCTTGGCTCAGGACGAGCGTTTTGAGGAAGTTACTGATACCGCAGTACAGGAAGCAGTCTATAAGGCTTGTGATTTTAGTTGACATTAAATGGTTTTGGGTATATAATAGAGTCTTATTCAGTCAAAAGGAGTTTCTGATGGGTTACAAAGTTATCGCAGACAAGACGCAAATGGATGAGATGCGTACCAAGTATGGTCCTCGCAAGGGTCTAGAAGGTCCCTTCAATTTCTCCGGTCATGTCCTGTACTACGATACTGCCCAAGGTCAGTACTATGACCCCAAGACCGACTTCTATGTTGAGCAGGCTGAAATGGACCTGATACATCAGCGTATCGTGGACATACTCAAGGCTTGACAACAAATGGGCATTAGTGTATAATGCTTACTTAATCAGTTAATAAAGGATTTTATCTATGTCAACAATTCGCATTCTCTCTGGTTCTTATCGCAATAACCCTGTATCTGGTGAAGTGTTCACCCTAGTCAAAGGTTATCAAGTTGGTAAGAAGGGTGGATTTGTTACTGTTAAGAATGATGGTCAGTTTGCAGTGGGTGGACCTCAGGTCCGTGTCAATGTCGGAAGCATTGAAGATATTCAATTCATGAATGGAGAAACGGTGGTAGGCAATACAGTAGAATTCAAGGCAAAGGCAGAAGTGTCTACCGAGACTGATAAGGAAGCGATGGACCGTATCGCAGGTCGTTTTGCAGTATTGGATGAGATGTCAAAAGCATGTATCAACGGTGATATCCGTGCTATGATTGTGACAGGCCCTCCCGGTGTCGGCAAGAGTCACGGCGTGACATTGCAGATGGAAAAAGCTAGCATGTTTGATCATATTGCAGATCGCAAGATCCGTTTTGAGACTGTCAAAGGCGCGATGTCTGCTATCGGCTTGTTCGTATTACTGTACAAATATTCTGACGCTAAAAACGTGTTGGTGTTTGATGACTGTGATATCTGGGACGATCAAGATGCGGTCAACATCCTGAAAGGTGCATTGGATTCTAGCAAGACACGGCGTATCTCTTACAACAAAGATTCACGTATTCTACGCGAAGAGGGAGTGCCCAATACTTTCAACTTTCACGGCTCTATCATCTTCATCACAAACAAATCGTTTGATTCTAAAAAATCAGGTAAAATGCAACCTCATTTGGATGCATTGCAAAGTCGTTGTCACTTTCTGGATTTGACTATCAACACCGAACGTGATAAAATGATGCGTATCAAGCAGGTGCATCGTGATGCTGACCCCGGCTTGTTTGTTGACTATGCTTTTACTAAAGAGCAGGAAGAAAGTGTCATGGAATACATGTGGGCCAACTGCAATCAATTGCGTGAGATCAGCCTGCGTATGGTGTTGAAGATTGCTGACTTGGTAAAGATCAACCCTGGCAACTGGCATGAACTTGCGAAGTCAACTTGCATGAAGAATCTTTGAGTAGATTTACTTACTGATTTTCAGGGGAACTTAGGTTCCCCTTTTTTTACCTTTATGTTTGCATTTACTAATTACTTTATGTTATACTAAGTACTAATATGAAACAATGCAAAATAATTGTCAAGGATGAGGTCAATGTAAAAATCGAAGGCTTAGAATTAAGTGAACGAAAAGCATTGGTAAAGATGTTTGAGTATGAAGTGCCCGGTGCAAGGTATCTTCCTGCGGTACGGTTAGGTAGATGGAATGGTAAGGTAAGTTTCTTTAGTCTTGCTGGTAGTAGCTATGTCAATCTACTACCCGAAATACTACCCTTTATTGATAGCAGGGACTATGATATTGAACTAGAGGATTTGCGAACATACGGTACAACTTTCAATTTTGCTGAAGTGTCCGAAGAGACATTCAAACATAAGAATTGGCCCGAAGGTCATCCAATCGCAGGACAACCTGTAGTATTGCGTGACTATCAGATATCAATCATTAATGAGTTTCTAAAGAACCCACAATCATTACAAGAGATTGCTACAGGCGCTGGCAAGACATTAATCACAGCAGCACTAAGCTGGTCTATTGAAAGTTACGGGCGCAGTATTGTTATCGTTCCAAACAAAAGTCTTGTAACACAAACCGAAGCCGATTACATTAATCTAGGATTAGATGTTGGTGTATACTTTGGTGATAGAAAAGAATACAACAAGACACATACGATCTGTACTTGGCAGAGTCTTAACAACATGCTTAAGAAAACAAAAGCAGGTGAAGCAGAAGTTGAGATTGGTGACTTCCTTGAAGGTGTAGTTTGTGTCATGGTAGACGAGGTTCACATGGCCAAAGCAGATGCACTAAAAGAACTGTTGACTGGAATAATGAGTACGATTCCAATTCGTTGGGGACTGACTGGTACTATTCCTAAAGAAAAATTCGCAAGTCAAGCTATCTTTATCAGTCTAGGTAATGTTATTAACAAACTATCTGCTAGTGAATTGCAAGATAGAGGTGTATTATCACAATGCCATGTTAACATTGTTCAATTACAAGATGGTGTCGAGTTTAGTAACTACCAGAGTGAGTTGAAATACTTACTTGAAGATGATAAACGATTAAATAAAATTACTCAATTGGTTGATACAATTAAGAACAGTGGTAATACATTGATACTTGTTGATAGGGTGGCAGCCGGTAAAGAATTACATAACAAATTAGCCGAACTATTGCGTAATTTTAAAACAGAATATGATGTGGTGTTTGTATCAGGCAATACTGGTATGGATGAACGCAAAGAACAATATGATGAAGTTGCAACAGCAACTAACAAAATCATTATCGCTACCTATGGTGTAGCAGCAGTTGGTATTAACATTCCCCGAATCTTTAATCTTGTTCTTATTGAACCGGGTAAGAGTTTTGTTCGGGTGATACAAAGTATTGGTCGTGGTATCCGTAAAGCAGAAGATAAAAATTTCGTGCAGATTTGGGATATCACAAGTAATTGTAAGTTTGCAAAACGGCATCTTACACAAAGAAAAGCATTTTATAAAGAGGCTAATTATCCATTTGATGTTGAAAAACTTACATACAAATGATATAATAACACTATGAGAATTTTGACCCTAGATAACGAATACTATAACTTAGAGACATTGCCAGAGGAGATAGATGATTTACGATTTGCGATACTAGATAACAGTAACCCAAGTAATGTAGATTATCATTATATACCATTAATCTTTTTAGAAAGTTTTAATGCCCCTGCACTTGTATTGAAGATTGGTAAACACACAATTAAGATGCCAGTAGACTGGCAGATATTGATTGGTGAAAAAGAACACGGTGACTTAGAAACACTACCATTAACAAGTATCAATGATAGGGGATTTAATGCGTTTGAGTTTAATCCATTGAGTAGTTTCAGTCCTACATTCTTGCCCATTGAGATATTAGATATCTATCACGATGTAACATGGTATGCACCTAGATTAAAGAACGGGCAGTTTCTATGTGTGCCAATTGAAGATGGTCCTAAACCCGCATGTATATATTTTGTAAAAGAGATTAGTCGTAATTGTGAGATAGTAGATTATAGTCAGGCATTTTAATGGCAACAAGAAAAGCAGCAATCCCGGTTGATGAAAAGTTTGATAAACAAGATTTAGACTTGTTTGAGGTCCTTGCTGCATTAGATAAGAAAGACTATGGCTTCTATGATAAGTTATCAATAGAACAACAAAAGAAGTTTGTACCATTCACAATGATTCAATGGATGAGTGCGATTAAAGCATCAGGTGATTTGCAAGGATATTATTTGATGAGTGTAGAATATCACGCAAACAAATATCTATTCAATGAGAATGTACAAAAGCATCCTAAACTACAATGGTTGATGTTGTGTGCTAGTAGTCCGGCATTGGGAAAACAATTTCATCAGTGGATACCTAACATCAGCCCCAAAGTAAGTAAACTACAAGCGCCTGCAAAGATTAAAGATATAAGAGAATACTACAAGAAGATATATCCTAAAGCACATGAAGATGATATCACAGAGGTAAGTCAAGCGTTTGTAGATAGTCAAAAGCGTAAACTTAGATTAGCAGAACTATTCCCCAACATGAAAATAACAGACATTGAGACACTAAATGAAACTATCACAGACGAGCAACTTAAGCAATATGAAAGAGACCTCGGTAACTGAACCAGTCAAGTATGGTTGTGAATTCTGCAAACGTGAATTCTTGAAAGAAAGCACGGTAGCTAAACACATCTGTGAAAACAAGCGTAGATGGCTAGACAAAGATTTACGTGGTAATCAGTTTGGATTTCAGACTTGGGTACAGTTTTATAAAAAGAACACATCTAGTCGCAAGCATCGTACCTATGAAGAATTCATTCGTAGTGCATACTATACTGCGTTTACTAAGTTTGGTAACTATTGTCTTAACATTAATGCTATCAACATAACACGATATGTTGAATGGTTGTTAAAGAATCAGATTAAGATTGACAATTGGTGTAGCGATAGTGTCTATACCAAATATCTCATTGAGTATCTAAGGCATGAGGATCCATTCGATGCGATACATCGTAGCGTAGAGACTTGCATCAAGTTGGCTGAGGACGCAAACATACAACCACATGATATGTTGCGTTATGGGAATGCAAACAAACTATGTTATGCTATTACAACGGGCAAGATTAGTCCATGGTTGTTGTATCAGAGTGACAGTGGTACCCATTTTCTAGATACATTAAATGAAGGTCATGTTAAAATGATTATTGATTATATAAATCCAGAACAGTGGGCGATAAAGTTTAAGCGAGATATGGATGTTACAAAAAGAGTCAAAGATACAATCAAAGAGGCAGGCTACTAGAGTTCGCGTACCATGGGTAAAAGGCGATACTTCATATAAGTGGAATGATGTATGTGGCTATGCGATAGAACACTTTGGCTTGCCCGGTGAAAGATATTACACGCATGCCACAGAAGATTATATGGATTTTTATTTCTATGACGAGCGTGATGCTATACATTTTAATTTAAGTTGCTTATGACACACAAGATTCGGTACGAACGTCCCAGGTCTGGGATAACATGGAACATGACAACAGAGGAACCCGTATTGATAATTGATTACGGTAACCGCAAAGTTCGCCTGACTCATAGCACCCCGTCGGCTTATATTCTCAGCCGTGAGATGCAAGATCAAATTAAATGGTGCGAAGATACTTTCCGTTCTGGTACACATAGCTATTACAACGATAGGTGGTTTTTTAAACGACCACGGGATCTAACCATGTTCTTGTTGAGGTGGCTATGATTAAGAAACGCGCCATGAATGAAGCTAGATGGGTATCTGAATTAACCACTATGAAAAGACTTGAAACTGGTTATGCCGACAATCAACCTAAATATCCTTATTGGGTCAAACCATTGAACTACTCTGCAATAGAGTGGTTGGATATGAATGTTTGGATGATAGACACATTTGGCAGCGGTCATTGGGGCATACCTAATTGTCGTTGGGTAGGAAGTGATCGTAAGTACTGGTTCCGTGATGCAGCAGACAGAACCTTTTTCATATTGAGATGGTCATGAACAGTAAGCAGCGTAGAAAAACAACACGGTATATTAAAAACAATTACCGATACACAGTGAGCATTGAAGCACCTCCAAATATGCTCACTAATGATTGGGATGACAAGGTAGATGATATGACACATTGGTGTGAAAAACATTACCACAGAGGGTGGATTCGTGAGTGGTACTGGGGAGAGGTTGACTTTCATTTCAATGACGGCAAAATAGCCACGCATTTTACGTTGGTGTGGTCATGAGAGTAGAGTTTAGACAGGGGGTGCCTGCAGGTTGTACCGAATGGTTAAACGAACATGTGGGCAGAGGCAATATGACTGATATTAAAGATAGCCCTAATTATGCCTGGTTCTATGAGCGTGTGCGAATGTATCCGCAACCACATGAAGCGTTTGATCCGCGTGACATATCTATTAGATATGTTCCTACTATCACAGTTAAAGATCCTAAATTGGCAGCATGGTTTATATTGAGATGGTCATGAGCAAATTTACACACAAAACAGAACGCTATTTTGGTAGCAAAGTTAATATACATACAGTCTCTTGGAAAGGTCAAGATGATATTGACACCAAAGAAATCAAGAAATGGTGTAAAAAGAATTACGGCAATTCAGGTTATGATGATGAAACTGGAAGTAATCGTTGGGTAGATAACATTAAGCAGTGCGAGATAATGCTTACCCGTGATGAAGATTTGACTATGTTTTTACTACGCTGGGAATGAAAACTATAACTGTTACAAACGTACCAGTACTTGAAATTATAGATATAGTGCATCAGATGAAACAACATGGTTGGGTAGATAAAGTAGATTTTGATTGGGCATATCATAAAGCAGAATCATTTGCTGAACCAGCTTATTGTTATACAATATTCAATTTCTACAAAGAAGAATATAGCACCTATTTTGCATTGAGATGGATGTGAGTAATATAACAAAATCATTTCAAGATTATGATGACGATGATCCTGAACTTCATTTTAGAAAGAATAGATGGAAGTATTGGAACCTGCTCAAATTAGTTAGAAAAGAATTCATGGAAGATAAAACACAGTTTGATGCCTATGATTTTGAAACTTACATTGAAAATAAGTATGGTATAAAGATGAACATGGTTAATGGTAACATTACTGATGGTTACAAAATAGTAGATGAACAAAAGTATTTGATATTCTTATTGAGGTTTCAATGAGAAATACAGATTGGGAAAACATCAAGCCAGGATGGCATGAAATAGTTATTAAACTTGATGAACATGACCCGATACCACAAAGGATAGAGTTAGTAGATTGGATACTGAGAAACATACAAAACCCAGATAGACATTGTTTGTATACTTGGGTATATGATGAAGTTTGGTTATTTAAAATTAAATTTAGATATGAGCGTGATTATATTTTAGCAAGATTGAGATGGTAATATGGCAATAACAACATACACAAAAGGATTCGCAGTAACATATCCCAAGACCGCAACCTCTTTATGCAGGGATAACAACTACAAAGATGGACATAAAAAAGTCTATCTTAGAGATTGTTTATTTCATAAAGAAGATCCAGCAGTTATAGTAAAATGGATGAGAAGAAATTTCGGTGAAAGACACCAAGGTTGGGACTTCTCCTTAGCTGGAGGATGTGTTACAATAGAGATATGGGATGATAGATTGATAACAATGTATGAAATGTGGCAAACATGATAGAACAGCGTGAAAAACATGAGAAGCGAAACACTTGGAGAATACTCAAGGAACTAGAACCGGTCCAATCACTGCAATGTAGGTTTGGTTGGCATCAGTGGACTAACTGGGAGATATGGGATGAAGTCTGGAGTAAGGGACATGTAAGCCATGCAACATGCTATTGTGCGAAATGTGGTATGCCAAGGGTAGAAACAGCTTACAGTAAAACTAAAAAAGGATAGTTATGGCCGATATTATGATAGATATTGAATCACTTGATACAACACCAGATTGTGTGATTCTTACAATTGGTGCAGTATTATTTGATCCGCGTGGTCAAGGAATCATCGACAAGATTGAGATTAGACCTACGATTGAGGATCAAACAGAGATTTATAATCGTAGTATCAATGAAGCAACATTAGAATGGTGGGGTAAACAAAACCCAGAGGCTATTGAAGAAGCTATGGGTGATAGAGACCGTGTATCATTTAAAGAAGCAATGTATCAATTGTATAAATTTTGTTTAAATCATGGCAAACCGTGGAGTCATGGATCAGCATTTGATGTGGTTGCAATAGAACATGCTTGGAGACAGACTGGTCAAATGCTACCTTGGCCTTATTATAATGTTAGGGACACCCGAACATTATTTGATATCACTGGTGTTAGTCTTAAAGATGGTAATCATGTTACGACACACAAAGCGGTAGAAGATGCTGAACGACAAGCTATTGTTGTTCAATCTGCATATATGAAATTAATTAAAGCAGGATTGATTCAACCAAGATGAGAATAGATAGTGATATTGATATTGACTTTGGTTCAAGAGATAGATTGCTTGAACTAATTAAGCATACAAGTGCGGCAATGCGTAATGTTAATCCTATTCGTAAACATGCCACTGGTGTATATGTCACCCCTATCCCCTATGATCCAGTGCTAGATATAGCAAGTATTGATTATACAATAGCAGACAAACGTGGATATTTTAAACTAGACTTATTGAATGTTCATGTGTATGAGAATGTCAGAGATGAACAACATCTTAACGAGTTGATGGTTGAACCTGATTGGAGTAAACTGAAAGATAAAAGTTTTGTTGAGAAACTGATTCACCTGAATAATCAGTTTTATAACTTAGAGAAGATGCCAGAACCCATAGATAGCATCCCAAGATTAGCTATGTTTCTTGCAGTTATTCGTCCCGGTAAGAAGCATTTAATTGGTAAAGTATGGTCTGAGATTAGTAAAACTGTATGGGATAAGGGAACTGACGGATATGTATTCAAAAAAGCACATGCAATTGCTTATGCTCAATTAGTTGTGGTTCACATGAACCTATTAGGGCATTCTTTTGACGAGGGTGATGCTACGGCGTTTACTACGGCGCTTACTTAGTTCGTTCATGCTGCATATCGGACCATGCACAATTACTAGACTTTTGTTATTGAAAGTTCTGAGATAAGGTCTAAACATAGACCATTCGTTTTTTAAGAACAAATTGATGGGGATTAATCTATTACTTTCCCACCACCAAACTTCTCCAAGTTCTAAAAACTTCTCTTTCACATCATTATCAAGTATGGATCCATAGTCATAGATAGTGGTAACCATGTCATCACGGTTTTGAACAATTCCAACATAATCTTGGTTGGCATATGAACACACTGTTATGAACGGGTGATTTTGAGTCAGGCGGTTAAAGAATTCGTTTTGGATCATTATTATAGTGAACAGTTTATTTATCGGGTAACCAAAGTTAATTAAATTAATATATTATACTAAATAGTTGATAGGAGCCTACATTTGTGTATTCAACATCAGTATTTTATTACGTCCAGCGCAACATTGTTGTGTTATTGTCAGGCTATTCACCGAGGAGATATATGCCAGTCTACGCAAAACCATTAACTTTACACAAGGGAGTTGATAATCAAATCCAGTTTCAGTTCATTAATCAGGAACAAAAACCCATAGATATTACTGGAAAAAGCATTACTTGCCGTATATTAAATTATACCGGTAATGAAATTTTGGTACAAAAAGCATTGACCTTACAGTTTGCTGCCACTGGCATATGTGCATTGTTTTTAAACGCAGCGGACTTAGAGAATATTGAGGCTCAAAAATGTTATTACACATTAGAAATTCCAGTCAATGAATTTGATTTCCCTGTATTTGTAGATCAAAATGCAGGTGCTCGTGGGGTGATGAACATAGTTAATAGTGTATTACCTAACTTTGTTCCATCATATAGTATCACTATTCCAACTGGTCAAGCATTCCCTAACAGTCACGGCTCTAACGGAAGCAGCTTGACATACACTACCAGTGTGTTAAGTACAAATAACAATCCAATACTAACTATCCAAACTGAATACATTGAATTCTATGGAAACACCACAATTCAAGGTAGCAGTATCGTAGACAATGATTGGTATGACATTGTTACTACAGAAGAAGTATCCAATGTTACTCAAACAGTGGGTTATGTTATACAAGGATTTCATCCTTATATCCGCATGCAATTCACTAGCAATGCGGGCGCAGTAACAAATATATTGACCAGATAATTTGCTTTAACATTATGATTGTGTTACAATCAATAGATGTTTGATATCCTGTCTATATTACCCGGTAAAAAGAAACAAACAAGTTCAGGTTGGACTAGCTTTAACGCTATCTGCTGTACCCACTTTGGTCACAGACAGGACAAACGGATGCGGGGTGGTATCAAGTTTGATGGCACTAACTGGTCTATGCATTGTTTCAATTGTGGGTTCAAGTGTAACTTTGTATTGGGTCGGTCAATCAGTACAAAAACTCGCAATCTATTAGTATGGTCTGGCATTGATGACCATCAAGTTAAACGCTGGAGTTTAGAAAGTTTACAACAAAAAGACTTGATAGACTTTACTCAGCCAAAGAAACAAAAGATAAAAATCAAATTCAATGACCACAAACTACCCGAAGGCGAGATTGTAGATAGTGATAATCCATTGCACAAAGTGTATGTAGAATATCTGCAAAGTAGGAAGATAGATAGTAATGAATATCCTTTCTTGATAACTCCAAATGAACCGGGTAGGATGGGTAATAGGGTTATAATACCCTACACATATAAGAACAAGATTGTAGGACATACGAGCAGGTTCTTAGATAACAAAATCCCTAAGTACATCAACGAACAACAACCCGGGTATGTGTTTAATATTGATATGCAAAAGCCTGAATGGCAAGTGTGTATTGTTACAGAGGGTATATTTGATGCACTAAGTATTGATGGGGTGGCATTGATGCACAATGACATTAGTAGCGACCAAGCATTGCTACTTAGTACATTGAACAAGCAAATGATACTAGTTCCAGATAGAGATAAGACAGGACTAGCACTATGTGATAAAGCATTGGAATTAGGTTATAGCGTCAGCTTACCTAATTGGGATGTTGATGTAAAAGATGTAAATGATGCAGTAGTTAAATATGGTAAGCTACCTACCCTATTAAGTATACTACAGTGTGCAACAAATAGTAAAATCAAAATAGAAATGCAGAGGAAGAAAATTGGCAAAGCAGGAAACTAAAAAACAATTAGAATATACAACAGATGTTCAGAAACTCTTTCTGAGGATGATGGTTACAAACGCGGAGTTGTATACCCGTGTAATGAACATAATGAATAGCGAAAACTTTGACCGTTCTATTAGACCAGTGGCTGAGTTGTTCAAGTCACACACAGACAAATATAGAGTATTGCCAGATGCAACACAGATCAAAGCAACAACTGGAATAGACATTGATCCTATTCCAGAATTGAACGATGGACATTATGAATGGTTCTTTGATGAATTTGAATCATTTACTAAACGACAAGAATTAGAACGAGCAATTCTTAAAGCAGCAGACTTGTTGGAGAAGGGTGAGTTTGAACCAGTTGAAAAACTAATCAAAGATGCGGTACAGATTAGTTTACAGAAAGACATGGGTACAGATTACTTTGCTGATCCTAAAGGTCGCATCAACAAATACTTTAACAGCGGTGGACAAGTAAGTACAGGCTGGCCACAGATGGATAAGATTCTCTATGGTGGCATGAGTAGAGGTGAGTTGAATATCTTTGCAGGTGGTTCAGGTTCAGGTAAATCATTGGTGATGATGAACATTGCATTAAGCTGGTTACAGATGGGCATGAGTGGTGTTTACATTACATTAGAATTGAGCGAAGAATTAACAAGTTTGCGTACTGATGCAATGTTAACCATGATGGGTACAAAAGCAATTCGTAAAGACATTGATACAACAGAACTTAGAGTTAAAATGGCAGGCAAGAAGTCTGGTAAGTATCGTGTTAAGAATTTACCTGCTCAGAGTAATGTCAATGATATCCGTGCTTATTTGAAAGAGGTACAGATTCAGACTGGGATTAAGATTGACTTTGTTATGGTTGATTACTTAGATTTAGTTATGCCAGTCAGTATCAAAGTCAATCCAACTGACCAGTTTATTAAAGACAAGTATGTAGCAGAAGAATTGCGTAATCTAGCGAAGGAACTTGGTGTATTATTAGTTACAGCAAGTCAATTGAATCGTACAGCGGTTGATGAAATTGAGTTTGATCATAGTCACATTGCAGGTGGTATCAGTAAGATTAACACAGCAGATAATGTGTTTGGTATTTTCACAAGCCGCAGTATGCGTGAGCGCGGTAAATATCAGATTCAATGTATGAAAAGTCGTAGTTCAACTGGTGTTGGTATGAAGATTGATTTAGAATATGATGTTGAAACTATGCGTATTAGCGACCCGGGAATTGACGGAGAACAGAGTTATACTCCAAAGCCTAGTGCAAATGATATTATAAGTACACTAAAACCACAAGCTACAGTTACAGATTATACGGTTGATCAAACTACAGGTGAAATTACATTAGAACCGTTAACTAGGACAGTACACGCAGATGCACAAGGGTCTAAATTAAAGTCCTTGTTAAACTCATTAAAGAAATAATTATTCTGGAATCGCATAAATACAAGTAGGATAATTATATGCAAAAACAAACCCGCTCCCTCTTGCAGGAATTAGAAGCACTTGGTACTAACCGTGACACTACCCACATCATTGAGAGTAGAGCGCATAATATTATCACCAGTGCTATTAATTTAATTGAGATGATCAATAAACACTACCCAGAAGAACAAGCGCAAATACTAGAGCGTAAGTTATTAAGTTCCATAAAGAGCAAAGACCAGCAGAGATTTGCTAAAACTTTAAGGAAAAAGCCGTGAACCTGGCTGAATCACTAGCAGTATTAAGAGATAAAGTAAACAAAATATCTGCTATTACTGAGGACAAAGGACATCTAGACCATCCGGAAGATTTAATCTTTTTAGGAGGTAGCGAAGGCGCAAATCGTGCATTGCAAGCGGCAATTGCTACTGTGAAAAATCCTAAAACTGTTACTATTAAGTGGGACGGATATCCTGCATTAATATTTGGACGCAACAGTCGTGGACAGTTTTCTATAATGGACAAGCATATGTTCAATAAGAAAGATGGAAGTGGTCGTCAAGTGTTCAGTCCTGAGCAGTTTGTGCAGTATGACCAAGCTAGGGGAGTTGACCGTTCTGGATTACACAGTTTAATGGCAGAGATATGGCCAGGATTAAAATCAGCTTCCAGTGGTGGCAAAGGTTATTATTGGGGTGATTTATTGTTCAGTCAAACACTACAAGAACAAAATGGTATGTACACTTTCAAAGCAAATCCTAAAGGCATTGCTTATAAAGTTGTTGTTGATAGTGATTTGGGTAGATTAATGACAGGTAAACAAGCTGGAATTGCTGTTCATCAATATCTTGATCCCAATGCTATGACAACTGATGATGCTACTCCATTGAATGGATCGATTGGACAACTTAAAAACAATAGCAATGTTGCAATTGTCCCTAGTGCCATGCCTATAACTCCTAAGATTAAATTAGATACATCTATGGCTAAAGATGTTAAAAATGCCATCAGTAAATACGGGGCAGTAGTAGATCAATTTATGGATAATGCGCCCCAAGCACGAAATACATTTAATCAATTGTTTACTGTATTCATTAACAAACGAATTGTTGAAGGTAATTTGAATGATTTAGCACAAGGGTTTATGGATTTTGTCAAAGCTAGACCAATGACTGAACCCATGAAGAAGAAATTATTAGGCTACACGACATTAGATCCTGCTACAAAGAAAGAAGTTCTTGTGCCGGGCTATCTTCAACAAAATACAGAAGCTATTAAAGGTGCATTTACCATCTGGGTAGAGATGTATAAGTTGAAAATGTCTATTGTAGAACAGCTTAATAAAGCAGCAAGAGAGTCCCCGGTCAAAGGTTATTTAGATGACGGCACAGAAACACACGAAGGTTTCGTATCAAATGGCTTAAAATTTGTTGATAGAATGGGATTTAGCCGTCAAAATCTAGCCGGCCGCTAATCCAAATCCGTGTTTTTTTTGGTTCTGGCATAAATATATGTATGAGGCAGTAGGCTTCAAAATATTAAAAGGAATTTCAAAATGGCACAATTTACAAAAGTTAACGGTGACTTTCTACCGGTAATCAACTTTGACTCACCAGCA